TGTCGGCGCCGCATATGCGGCGCTTTCATTTGAGGCCGGGTGGCAGAGTGGTCATGCAGCGGATTGCAAATCCGTGTACGCCGGTTCGATTCCGACCTCGGCCTCCACTATAAGAACCCCGCAACTCTAAGAGTTGCGGGGTTTTTTCTTGCCTGCGGAAAAGTATCGTTTCCGCAACTTTTCGAATCGTTTCCGCAACTCCGGCTCATTTTGTGGGATTCACCGACTCGCCGAGCCTGCGGTAGACGCGCTTGGTGATCTGCTCGTTCGTGTGGCCGAGCAGCTTGCTGGCGTGGCTCAGATCCTCGATTTCAGTGGCTGCCTTGGGTCGAATGTCGCGGAACTGGAACCGCCGGATGCGCGCGGCAAGGCCCTCGTCACCGGCGTCATCTGCCGCCTTCGCTGCTGCGGCTCGCGCTTCATCCCACCGGTTGCGAAGCATGGCGTAGCTCAGCCGGAGACCGGTCGGGTTGGTGATCAGCGTGCTGGTGCGAATCCCGGCGAGCTTGCGACGCTCTAACAGTCCTTCGACGAATAGGCCAAGGCTTGTCAGTTGCTCATTCCCGTCTTTGTCCACCTCGCGCAGGCGGATGCGTAGGCGCTTGCCAGTCTTGCCCTGGTCGACCAGCATGTGGTCGTGGGTCAGGTCGCTCAACGTCGGTTTGATGGAGTCCGCTGGGCGCTGGCCGGTGAGGTAGGCCAGGTCCATCGCATCGCGCAGCTCCTGTACCGCATGGGAATACACCTTCTGCCATACGTCGTCGGCGGCGTAGTAGTCGCGCACCTTCTCCTTGTTCCGACGCACCCGCGTGCACGGATTCTCCTTGTCCGTCAGCCCCCATTCGCGGGCGATATTGAAGACGTGCGAGAGCAGGGCTATCTCACGATTGCCGCGCGTCTTGGCCGTCCGGGCGTCCCGGTACTGCGCGACCACTTGCGGTGTGATGGCGTCGATAGGTGCGGACTCGAATGCCCTCCGGAGTTGCTTCAGCTCGGCCAGGTTATCCTGCTGCGTGCGCGGCGCCTTACCGGGGATGATGTCGCGCTCATACCGGTCGAAGATGGCGGCCATAGTATGTTGGGCCCTGGGAAGCGCCTTCGTGCGCTCCAGGCGCGCCCATTCCACCTTGGCTTCTTCGAGGTCGGTTCCGAGCGGAATCTCCTTGCGCTTCCCTGCTTCGTCTCGGCCGTTGTAGTAGTAGCTGACCCACACCGCTCCGCTTTTCTTGATCCGGACCCGCCGTAGCATCCTTGGCGGCAGGTCGCGGTTCTTCTTGTCCCTTGGGCGCATCAGCTCACCTTCGCGAGATCCAGGCTCCATTCCTGCGCCGCCTGCATGGTCGGCTTCACACCTGCCAGCCGCAGGCGGGCGTACAGCCTGCCGATCACCGGGCGCCCAGCAGCGTTGCGGGCGAATTTCCAACTGTTCAGCTCCAGCCATTCGATCTGCTGGACGGCGAATTTCCGACCGGTCAGTTCGGCGACCTCGGATTCAGTCAAGAACTCTGACATGGCAATACCTCTCTGCCCACGCCAGTGCGCGGGATCTTGATGGGATTGGGGGTGTACTGCGAGGCCCTGGTACAGACCTTGGTCTGACATGGGCTGTAGTGGCGTTCTGATATTGGATACGATCGGGGCGGGTGCACGCAGGCAGGCTGCGTGCTAGAGCAATATGGACGTCGCTTATGCGCCCGATCTTCGTAGCGGTGATCGCCGCTTTTCTGATTGCGAGTGGATCTGCCTCGGCTGATCAGTCGAGGAGGATGACGGACGACGAAGTCGCTGAGATCCTCATTGAACAGTCCATCTCGCGTTATCCAGGCACATGCGCTTGCCCGTACAACACGATGCGTAACGGGCGTAGATGCGGAGGTCGCAGCGCCTACAGCAAGCCCGGCGGGTACAGTCCTCTTTGCTATCGAGAAGACGTGAGCGACAGCGATATCGCCCGCTATCGCAAAGCAAAGAGCCTGGCCAAAGCCCAGTGAGGGCTCAGGCAGCAGCCGATTGCGCGCCCGGAATGGGCAGGCCGTTGGCCTCCCGGTAGAAGCGGATCGCTTCGGCGGCGATGTAGCGTGGCCGGGCGTGTCGTGCGCATTGAGCCATGTGGTTGCGCAGGCCCGGCGTCCAGCCGCGCTTGGCCGCGAGCAGCATGATGTCGCGCAGCACCCGATCAGGCTTCCCACCATCCACTGCGAGAGCCAGCGCGAGGACGATGGTGTGGTCGCTCAGGGGGCGCTGCTCCCACCGCCACCAGAGGTCTGCCTGGCCGACGACCGGAGCGCGCCAGCGAGCGACGCGGCCCTGCTCCTGCAGGCGGTTCAGTTCGACGCGAACCTCCCTGACCGGGAGGCCGGTGGCTTCGGCCAATTGCTGGGCGGTCGTGCCCTCAAGCGCAGTGAGGCGCTTCCAGATCTCAAGCATGGCTTGACCCTTTCACTGGCTTGCACCGGCAGCAGTTGCACTCGTTGATGGGTAGGCCGCTTGTGCGGCAGTAGATCGGGCGCGCAGGGGCGGACACAGATTGCGTATGCATAGGACTGATTCCAGATGGGGGAAGACCGCTGGGGCCGGCCAGGCCATTGACCGCTGCGATTGCAGTTATCTTGAGGACCCTGGCCAGGCGGCCAAAACCAGAGGTGTGGATCAATGAAGTGTTTTAACTGCCATAGCGAAGAGCGCGCCGAGATTCTGGAAGAGCGCGATGGAGTTCTGTTCCGGCAATGCCCGAGCTGCGAAGCGTGGGCAAGGTCTATGGAGGACCTTTCCCTGCCTGGCAGGCCTCGCGCAAGGATGGAACCAGCTGACGATGTGCCGGATGATGTAGGCAGCTAAGCTGCCAAGGCCGATAGCGTCCGCCACGGATCATTCGCCCGCGCAATCGCAGCCATGGGCGGTGGGCTTACGCTGTTGCCGCACATATGGACCTGCTCGGCCTTCTTGAGCTGCCGGCCATCGTGGCCGCGGTCGATGATGTAATTCGGCGGGAACCCTTGGGCCGCGTACAGCTCGTGCGGCTGCAGCATCCGCAGGCAGATGTCGACGATCACGTACGGGTCGCCGCCAATCCAGACGGTGACGAGTGCCAGGCGATCCTTCGTCGTGATCGTGCTGACCGGCTCATCCATGCCGATCACGTTCTCGCCGATGCCGTGGTACTTCATCAGGAAGGCAGCGCAGCGTAGGGCGCCTTCCTCAGCCTCGGGCGAAAGCCTGCATTCGACCACTCCGAACCGGGCGGCGCCGGCCAGCACGGTCGGCAGCGGCTGCTCCGGGTCGATGCTGCTCACGTTCTGCGCCATGGCGGTCAGGTGGGCCGTCACCAACTGCTGCTGGCTGCCGGTGTTCGTCACCGTGGTCACTGGCGCGGTCATTGGCTTCGAGAAGACGGTGTTGAATCCGCCGTTTGCCTGGTACATGAAGGCAGTAGCTACCGCGTGACCGCCGCTGCCGCCCGCTGTGATGGTTCCCAGGGGAGCATCGACCGGCTTGCTGCCGCTTCCCCAGCGCTGGGCCTTTCCTGGTACTCCTTCCCCGTAGGCCGCGTTCACCATGACCGGGCTGGCTACCGCAAACGACCCGCCGCGCGGCCAGGCCGTGATGGTGTTTAGCGGCTGGCCCACCGCCTGCACAGCATCCCGCGACCAGTTGGCGATCGGCACGATGAAGGGCTGCGCCTTGCCAATGACCTCGCGCTGGATGCCCTTGGCGATCCGGCGCATGGTGGCCTCGGCCAGAGGCTTGGCGCGTCCGAAAATGCTCTTGCTGGGCTCGCTCCAGTCGATGCACTCGGCTGCGGTGCGCCAGGGCTTCTGACCCTTCGCCGGCTTCTGGGCGTGCGTCGGTTCAGGCCACACGATGGGCTGGCCGTCGCGCCGGGCCACCAGAAACAGCCGCTCGCGGCTGGTGGGGGCGCCGTAATCGCAGGCGCGCAGCACTTGGTGCTCCACGACATAGCCCAGCGATTCGAGCTGCTGCAGAAAACGACGCCAGGTGGCGCCCTTGCGCTTCGGGTCCGGCACCAGGAACTGCTCGTTGCGCGGTACCCGCTCGCCCGGTGCCGCAACACGGTTGACCATCTTGCCGGTACGCGGGCACTTGATCAGGTCCAGGGTTACGACGCGACCGGTCTCCTTGCAGCGCTTGGCTACCAGCGGACCCCACTGCCGGATCTGCTTCACGTTCTCCAAACTGATGATCCGGGGCTTGGCGATGCCGGCCCACTTGATTACCACCCAGGAGAGGTCGCGAATCTCCTTCTTCCGCGGCTGGCCGCCGGCGGCCTGGCTGTGATGGGTGCAGTCGGGCGAGGCGTGGAACCAGCCGATGCGGCGCCCGGCCAGAGCCTCAACCGGATCCACCGCCCAGACGTCCGTTTGCAGGTGCAGGGCGCCCGGGTGATTCGCCTGGTGCATGCTGATCGCCGCCGGGTTGTGGTTGATGGCGATGTGCACCGGGCGGCCGAGGCCCATTTCCAAGCCGGTGCTGGCGCCGCCGCCACCGGCGAACAGGTCCACGTTGATTTCCTCGTCCTGCTCGGTGAGCGGCAGGCCGTACTGCGTACGGAAGTCCAGGGCGTGGGGCTGCTGAATTACGGACATAGCAAATCCTTTCGCCTAGTGGCGTTTTGCGATGGGTTCGGGGTAGGGTGAAAGCTGGCTACGCCAGAGAAGGGAATACCCAGTGAGCTATTTGAATCACTTTGAATACGCAGACCCTTTTGAGAGCCTCACTCCCAAAGATCTCTGCTTTGAGTGCGGCAAGAAAATCGACTCTGCCTACGTCCGATATGACGGGTACGCGGAGCCAGGGCTGTTAAGGAGCATCTTTATGCACCCAGCCTGCGCCGCCGTAGTTGGACAGCGACTTATCTCTGATGGATATCCAAACCGCCTGAGGTAGGGTGGGTATTTGGTGCGGGAGGCAATGTGAAAGTTTTTATTAGCTGGTCTGGACCGCGAAGCAAAGCGGTCGCTGAGTTGTTGAGCGATTGGATAAAGTGCGTTCTTCAGGCGTCGCAGCCATGGATTTCTACGCGAGATATTGATAAGGGCGCAATCTGGTTTTCAGAGATTTCAAATCAGTTAAAAGATACGGCCGCTGGGATTGTTTGCCTAACCCAAGAAAACAAAAACAAGCCTTGGATCTTGTTCGAGGCTGGTGCGCTTGCGAAAGGGATCAGCACAAACAGAGTCTGCACTTTTCTAATAGATCTTGATTCCAGCGATGTCGAAGATCCGCTTGCGCAATTTAACCATACCACCCCAGATGAGTCCTCTCTCTGGGGACTGGTGTGCTCGCTTAATGCTTGTCTTGAATCGAATCGACTGGATGAGCGGATACTCCGTAAGGTTTTCGATACCTATTGGCCGCTATTCAATGAAGGATTCAAAGCTGCTTTAGAACAAAATCCTGCTCAGGTTAATGCCGAACCAAGGTCTGAACAAAGCATATTGGCTGAAATCTTGGGCAATACTAGGTCTCTAGCAGGCAGGGTAAGAGAAATTGAGCAGAGGGTACTAGGCAAAAATGATGGCGGAGTGAATTTGCAGCCTTACACGCAGATAAAGAGAATGGCTGAAAACCCGCATATCCCCATCCAGGAAATTATTAAAGCCGCCGGTGAGCTTAGAGTCCCTCATGAGGAGGTCGTCGAGTTGCTGAATCAATATAGAGTTTTGAGCAATGTGGGTCAGGAGAGGGGGCGGGATATGGGTAAGGTAGATAAGAAAAAACCATTATGGGGGAACCAGTAAGTTGCTTGGCCTGGGCAGTCTAAAGGGCAGGTAATCATTGATAATTCCCCATGGCACGCCCAGGCTTCAGCGTTCGCCGAACACTCGACTCCGCAGCTGAGCACAACGAGTGCTCCCATTGCGTAATGCGTGCCGTGGAGCATCCAGGCGACGACTTCAGCGGCTTCTGATGGTCGTCGAGCAGTTGCACCCGATGCGGACTAACCGAATGAGGAAGAGCTGCGTGATGGTCAAAATCTTTGAAGATGACGATTCGGCTGAGGGAATTCTCAATCATTTACTTGAGCACGGAATCGCGGGTATAGCTGGCGGCAGAATGACCACAGAAAGCAAGCTCTTGGAGGTTCGATCTCTGGCTGAGTACACGCAGCATCCGGAGATAGTTGCCGTCGCGACGTTGCATCATTTCTGGGGGACATTAGCGTTTCCCTACGACAGTGAAATTTATCTCTTCGATGAAGCTAAGCGAGCTGTCGAAGAGGCTTGGGATAAGCAATTAGCCGAGCAAGGCATCTTCCCTGACACCTTGACCTAGTTCTGACTTACGCCACCTTGGCCATCCGCTCGCGCAGCGCGAAATACACCCGAGCACAGCCCTGGGCATCTGCCTTCGCCCGGTGCGCACCCTCCAGCTCCTCACCCGTGAAGAACCGATAGGCCTCGGCCAGATTCGGCTGCTTGAACTGCCGGCCGCGACCGGCGCGGATCATGCGCTCGGTCGGCGGCAGCTGGATGATGCTGGTGGAGTTGCTGCAGGTGCAGAAGCTGGGGCCAGCCTTGAACAGGTCGGCCGCCACGTCACCGCGGTAGCGCTTGAGGGCGATGCGCAGGATCCGGTCATCGAACGGGCAGTTGTGTGCGACACGCATGCCGGCCTGCTCGTGGATGGCCAGGAAGCCTTCCAGGGCCTCCGCCTCGGGGATGCCCAGGTCCATGGCCATCTCGGTGGTGATGCCATGCACGCGGGCGGCCTCGTCCGGGATGGTCCAGCCATCCGGGCGGATGATTGCCTCGAAACTGTCCATCAACTCGCCGGCCTCGTTGTAGAGCAGGGCGGCGATGTCCACCAGGTGCGGCTGGCTGGGGTGGTCGCTGGGCAGCTTGAACTGCGGCAGGCCCGTAGTTTCCGTGTCGAAGACGTTCAGCAGATTCATTGGGTGTTACTCCTGATGGGCGCCGGCAGGCGGATGCCGTGCCGGGCGACGAGTTGTTCGAAGGTGATGCGGCCGAGCTTGACGCGCTGACGGATTCGCTCGCCCGGCAGTCCGAGCGCGGCCAGCGCCCGGATGCGGTCGGCCATGCGCAGCTCGGCACGCTCGACGGCGCGCCGGCGTGTGCCCGGTAACTCCCGCGAGCGCTCCTTCCAGTGGGCCGGAGTGAGCTGGGCGGTGATGGGAGCGGCACGGCGGATGGTGCCGCCGGCGCTCAGGTACTCGGAGACGGCGCTCTCCAGCCAGGCGCGATCGACTTCCCGCGCCTGTGGAGTGGGCAGGTTCAGCGTGGTGAGGTGGTGCATGGCGATTACCTCACGCAGCGCTGGCCAGTTGGCCGCCGATCATGCCGCCCTCGATCCAGACGGCTTGCATGCCGGCTGGGGTCCGCTCCATCGGAGCCTTCATGGTCCCGGCGATGATGGCGGTATCGAGGGTGCCGTCCTGGGTGCGGGTCAGCAGCAGCTTCACGATCTGGTTGCGGCTGGGCAGGTCCAGCACGTCATAGCGGTCCAGGCACACGAAGCGCAGGCCGGACAACTTGGCGATGGTGATGGCCAGCAGCGCGTCGCAACGCCACCGCTCCGATTCGGACAGCAACCCGTACAGGCGGCCGCTGAACGTGACGTCGATGTCGGTGCTGATCTGTACCGGCGCCCAGCCTGCGGCAGCAGACAGCTCGGCCAGTAGGGTATTCACCGGAGCCAGGCCATCAGCCAGGATCTCCGCCGGAATACCGGTCGGGGCCAGCGCCTCGGCGATCAGCACCCATCCCTTGACCAGGGTGTGCTGCTTGGCAGCTTCGACGATCACCTGCTGGCGCCCGGCGCGCGCCTGGTGGGCTTCCTGCAGCGCCTGCCGCTTGGCCAGCAGCTTGTCGCGCTCCTGGCGCAGCTCGTTGATCACCTGCTCGGCATTGGCGATGGCTTCTGCCGGCGGCTGCTGGCGAGCCTCCGCCTGCAGGACCTGCAGTTGAGCCGCTGCATCCTGCGATTGCTTCAGGTCGCGTTCGCTGTTGGCTACGGTGCGGGTCAGGTTGTCCACGATGGTGCGGAATTCCGGAGCGCGCTTGCCCAGTTCCGCGTCTGCATCGACATTGCCGCCCGCCAGCGGCCCATGCTCGGCGACGTAGCGTTGCAGCAGGGCTTCGAGGTGATCCAGCTCCGGCAGCACTGCCCAGGGGGTCACTGGGCTGCCGTCCATTTCACGCACGCCCTGGGTGCGCGCCGCCAGAGACTGCCACTCGGCAAGGTGACGGGCCATGTCGTGCACCAGCCCCTGCTTGCCCTGGCCACTGGCGGCGGCTTCGGCGGCTGCAAGCTGGTTCTGCCACTGGTTCAGGTTCGCGCGGTCGTGGTTCAGCTTGTTCTCGCGGCGCTGCAGCAGGCTGGCGAGCTCCTGCAGCTCGGCGATGCGCGCTTGCCGGGCGTCGGCTGCGGCCAGGGCCGCCTTGTGCTGGCCAAGGGTCTGGTGCGCCTCGGACAGATCCGCATCGACGGCGGCGACTTGCCGGGCGGCTGCGTCCAGATCGTCCTGGCGGACATCGATCTGCATGGCCGAGGCCTCCGGCTCCCAGCCCTCGGCTTTCTCGCTGCCGTAGGCCTCGCCGGTGATCGCCTTCCAGGCACCGCGTGCCTCGCTGGCGTACTCCTTGGCCTGGGTTGCCGCCGCATCGAAGCCGGCGCGCAGCATCGGCTTGATCTGCTCGATCAGGTTCGGATAGGCACCGCGCGCCTCAAGTCGCTTGGCGATCTCGTTCGGGCTGGCGCCGGCACCGGTGAGCCCGAACAGGATCCGCCGGCGCTCCTTGCTGTCGAGGGCCGCGAACTTGCTGGCGTCCAGCACGAAGGGCAGGCAGGGCTGATCGACCAGTGGCGCGCCCTTGCCGCTGGGGAGCGCGACGGCCGCTGACTCTTCCTCGCCCTGGCTACCAATCCAGCTCACCACGGCCTCGCCTTTCTTCGCGCCCTCGGTGACCAGCTGCCCCATGTCCTTCTTCAGGCTGACGCGGCGCGGCTGGCCGGTGAGCGCCATGGAGATGGCATCCAGCAGGGAGCTTTTGCCGGCGCCGTTGTGGCCCGAGACCAGCAGCAGGGGCTCAGATACAGCAAGGGCCGCATGTCGCAGCCCTTGGAAGTTGGTGATTTCGATGTTGGAGATGCGCATGTCCGTTACTCCAGGGAGAGATCTTCCGTTTCCGTTTTCTTCCCGACGCGGTAGATGTTCTGGTCGGGTGTTTCGCCCTCGGTTTCCAGGGTGACTACCCCGGTATCCAGCAGGCGCAGCATTGCGCGCTGAGCGTCGTCGTAGGGCATGGCGTAGCGCGACTGGAGGTAGGCCAGGTCGATGGTCTCCTTGCGCAGGGTGATCGACGTGGCCAGCTCGGTGAGGGAGTAACCGGCGAAGATGTCTGCGCGTTCAGCGTTGGGGTTGATCGCTGCGACCGTGCCGCCGTCCCAGGCGCCCGACTCCTGCATGTCCTGGTCGCCGCCGTTCAGCTCGAGCTCGTTCTGGTCCGGATCGGGCTGCACGTCACCCATGCCGCCCAGATGGTCCTCCGGGCTGGCCACCACCAGCAGGCACACCTTGCCCTGGCTGTCGATCAGGTCATGGCGCAGCGGGTTGAACTGGCTGACCTTGAAGGTGGCCTTGATGCCGTCCTTGATGGCGACCGATTCGAGAATGCCGTCGATGGTCGGGCGCCCGCCGGCGGCGATGATCTTCACGGCGCGTGTCACGGTTTGCTCGACGCAGCTGGTGAGGCGCTCGATAACGGCGGCCTGGCGCTTCTCCGGCAACTTCGACCAGACGTCGGGCAGGGTGCGAACCTCCTGAAGGAGGCCCTGCAGCAGGTCGCGGCCCAGCGTCTCGCTGGCCATTTCGAAGGGAGAGGGGGCGGCGTCTTCCAGGATTTCTTCCATGTCGTCGGCGATGCGCTCGGCGATGTCACGTGCAGCTTGTGCGGTCATGTGGTTGGTTCCTATGCGTTGGCGATGCGTTCGAGCTGATCAAGTTGGGAATCGCTGAGGTAGGTCCGGCCGCCGAAGCGCTGGTAATTGGTGGCCAGGTCCTTGGTGAAGCGTTCGTCCCATTCGGTTTCGGCATTGAGCTCGGCCGCAGCGAGGAGGCTGGTGAACTCCTCGATGCGGTCGAACATCTCCGCCACGGTGCGTGACGGCATGCGCGGTTATTCCAGGTTGAGGTCGCCGGGGTCGGCGGGTTGGGGCTTGGGCTTCTCCTGGCGCTGTTGAACCGCAACGGGCTCGGGCTCCAGGATCTCGCCGGTAACGGTGTTCACCTGCACGGCCTCTTCGTGCGCGACCGCCCGCTGCTCGACCTGCCGCTCCATCGAGGCTTCTGCGCTACGCAGCGCATCCAAGTCGACGGCGTAGCCGCCGCTGGCGTCGCGCTTGGCGTCGTAGATGTCGTGCAGCTCTTCCTCGGTCTGGAGGCCCATGCCCAGGTCGGGCGCATAGGCACGCTGCCAGAAGGCGGCGGCCCGGTAGATGAACATCTGGTCCGGCATGGTCTTCCACTTGCTGCCGGACTTGGTGGCCCAGCCCTCGGCGTTGACCATCTCCCAGGTCACCCAGACGCCATCGAGGCGCTCATTGGTTTCCTTCTCGACGGCCCAAGCGCGGCAGCCGTAGTCCTTCTCGCCGGGCTTGCCCTTCCACTCGTAGCGCAGGGTGCTATAGCGGCCGCAGGTGTTGACGGTGGCGATCAGGAACTTGCTCGACCAGCCGGGCGTGCCATGCACCACATAGAGGTTCTGCATGACCATCAGCGGGTTGGCGCCGATGCGTTGCGACATGTCCAGCGCGATCATGCAGTTGGGCAGGTTGTTCTGGTACTGCTTGGGCACCAGATCGGACTGGGAGAAGGCCTTGGCGATGCGTTGCATCAGCTCGAAGCCCTGCATGTCGAAGAAGCTCATGGCCACCGGGGCCTGGGCATGCTGGGGGCGCTGCTGCATCTGCTGCAGGGTGGTGGGTTGGTTCATTGGATCTCCTGGGCTATTCAGCCTTGTAAGGACAGGTCTTCCAGCGCGGGCAGTAGCGTTCACTGCAGAGCGCGCTGGAGGGGTTCGGGGGAAACAGGCCGGTGCGGAACATGTCTGCGGCGAACTGGATCAGGCCGGGGAAGTCTTCGGTGCCCACCATCAGCTCGCGGGCGCCGGTGATCTCGCCGGTACCGGTTTCCGGCTTGCCTTTGGTCTTGAGGCCGATGATTTCGGCCGGGGCAGTGCAAGGCTCGCCGGTGGTGTGCTCGTAGAGCAGCTCATAGGTGCCGACCTGCGGCTTGTGGCCCCGGGTCTTGGCGACGCCCTGGCTCACTGCCGCGCCGCCGGTCTTGAGGTCGGCGATCCCAACCCCGAACTGGTCGCGCTTGATCCGGGCCCGGTCGAGTGTGCCGGTCAGCCGAACGATCACCCCGCCACCGCAGTCGATCTCCAGCGGCTTGGTCTCCAGCTCCACGGCCACGAAGTCATAGATAGGGCTGATCTCGTTGCAGTAGCGGGTGTGCAGGGCCAGGCCGGTTGCCTCGGCTTCGCGCGGGGTGATATCGGCGCCGCGCCAGTCCACGTCGAACTCCGGCTGGCGCAGGGCCTGCACCAGGTGCTCGGCGGCGTCGAAGGCCGACAGTTCCTGGCCAGCGACCCGGGCGGCATCAAAGGCGCCGGTGCTGGCGTGGATGGCCGTGCCGAGCAGGGCGCGCGGGCTGCCGGGCGATTTGATGCCCAGCAGGTGGACGCCCTCCCAGCGATAGGCACAGTCGAACAGCGAGCCCCAGGACGAGGCCCGCACGGTGGTGGTGGTCATGGAGTGATTCCTGAGCCGGCGGGCGCCGGCGGAGCGGGTTACAGGTGGGTGACCAGGACGGTCAGCAGCGCCGCCCAGGCGCAAGCGGCCAGGAGCAGGCCGACGAGGAAAAGCCAGCGAGGGATCAGCATGCGAAGGCTTCCGCATGCATCCAGCCATTCAGGAAGCCGTCCCAGTAGCTCTGGGTGTGGTCGGCGTCGTAGTCGTCGCCGTTGCTCTCTCGCGCAAAGTCCTCAGGCAGCAGGCGCAGCTCGCGGCGTGCCCATGCTTCGAACTCGATTCGGATCTGCTCGCGGTCACGGGGCATGGCGAGCCTCCAGAGCGTCAGCCTTGGCCAGCGCTGCGACGTAGCCCTGTTCGAAGCCTGCGGCGCGCCCGGTGGTGCGGTCGACGATGTGCCAGAGCGCGCGCCCGGCATTGATGACCTGGTAGCGAGGGGCGCTGGCATTGATTTCGGCGAGTTGATCGTCCACCAGGATGGGAACGAGTGCGGTGGTCATAGTCAGTCCTCCATCTGCGCATGGCGCTCTGCCGCATCGGCGTGCGGCATGAGCAGGTCGATGGCCACCTGGCGGGCCAGCTTCTTGTCCTTTGGCGATGAGTAGGGCCGGCCATTTGCCCGATCCCACTCGACATCGAACTCGTCGTCCAAGGCGTCCAGATCAGCGAGCGTCTGGGCGAACTCGGCGATGAAGTCCCGGGCGCTGACGATGACCCTGCCGGCCAGCTTCACGTCGCGCCTGGCCAGCAGCTCGGCGATGCCAGCTTCCAGCCAGCTATCACCGGCGAGGGAATCGATCCAAGCCTCGCGATAATCCGGGGCGTCCAAGTCATACAGCGCCTGAGCGGAGCGCATCGCACCCGCGATGCGGTGGGCAGATAAATCCATCGGGGAACCTCCTGTTTCGGATCGCCTGCTTCCTGCTGGCCCCTGACGGCAATCGCAGGGCCCTGAACCGTTGATGGAAGCCATCAAGGGCCAGCAGGAAAGATGCGGAGAGGGAAAGCCCGGCCGGAGCCGGGCGGGGGTGGCGAGTTGCTACGGTCTGTGCCGCAATCGCCGCCAGACGTGAGGTGCCAGCAGGGCTATGCAGATCAGTTCGATCACTGAGATCAAGGCGTAGGCGAGTGGGGTGATTGCAACCGCATGGGCCGCCACCAGGATCCCCAAGATCACCAGCCAGGGGGCCGAGTGGCTTGAAGCGCGGGGTTTTCGTATGTTGGGCTTCATGTGCACGCAGTCTCCTGCGAGTTGCCGCTTACAGCGTGCGGCGGCGTGTTGCCAGGATCTCGGACACCCGAGCCTGCCGCCTGGGTAGGGCCTAGCAGTCCGTCAACTGGCCTTGCTCTGTTCTTCGGCGCGGATGCGCTGGTAGATCTCTTCCCGGTGAACCGGGGTTTCCTGCGGGGCGGTGATGCCGATTCGGACCTGGTTGCCGTTGATGGCCAGGACACGCACCTGGATGTCGTCACCGATGTGAAGCATTTCGCCGGAGCGGCGGGTGAGGATGAGCATTGCTGTACTCCTTGCTGATCATCCGGGATGGATTTCCCAATGCGCCCTCGTGGGAAGGCGCAGTGGCGAAGCGTCAGGCCGCGCGAACCTTGGACGGTCGAGCGCGCAGCGTCTTGCCGTCGACGTCGACCTCGGCGTAAACGCCTTGACCGCGACCCGGGCCGAGGTTCACCTCGCCCAGGTATTTGCCGACGCGGACTTGGCCGCGCGGGTTGGTGAACTGGACGGCCTGGCCTTTCTTGAGGGTGGTGCTCATGGGTGGTGCCTCTTCTGGGTTGGTTTCCCAATGCACCCGGTCATCCAGGTGCATCAGTGAAATCGTCTGGTCTTACTGGCCGTGGTTACGCGCCACCAACGGCTGGGCGATTACTTTCCTCGGGGGCCCTGAGGGCCCGACAGTCCGCCGCGACTCGTCATCCGCGAACACTCCGTTTTTCGACGCTCTACGCTGCGCGCCCGGGGTGAGGCTTCCCCCTGTACCGAATTGATGGCTTCGGCTCGCTGCCCAGGCCAGGTGGCTGGCTTGGGCTTAAAGTTACCGCTTGGTAATGCTTATGGTCAATACCAAAAGGTAATAATTTGGATCGATCAGCCCGTTGCCTGCCTCCGATACCACGCGAGGTGCACGGCGCCGTCGCGCTGGCGGGTAACGGTGAGGTAATCGACGTGGGAGAGCTCATCGAGCAGACGCTCCCAGTCCTGCGGCTTCTCGGTGGGAAGAGGGGTGATCAGCGCTTCCTGATCGCGCTGAGCGCGGGAGGAGGTGACGGCTCGGTGAACCCGAGCGTACAGAGTGGGGTAGGTGGAAGGTGGGAAGGTGGGCTGGTCCATCGGTGCCTCGGAACAACTACTGTATACACGTACAGTATTCATTCCTAGAAGGGGCAGGGCAAGACGCGGAAGGTCGATGTGTAAAGTTTTCGCACACACCTCAGGGCGTCTGGAATGCGGTTCTGGCGCGAGGGTGGTACGTTCCCGGTCGACCGGGCATGACTAAATCAGGAGGATGCTATGGGGTCTATGGAGCTGTTGCGGGATGGCGGGCTGCGAATTGAGGTCGAGGGTGTTGTGATCAACGCGCGTTGGTTCAACGCGAATGGGAAGAAGGTCGCAAAAGTGACGCTGGCTGGGAATAGAGGCGGTCCGATGGGCGAAGGCGTCCGGTGCGACCCCTACGGGATTTTTGAGGTGGACGCCGAGTACAGTGTTTGGCTGGACTTGCGGGAGCGGCTCGATCAGTCACCGATCAAGGCACGCTTCACTGCGGATCTCAAGCCGGTGAGCAATGAGCGTTACGTGCTGCATCTGCTGGAGTTCGTGGCTGAGAGCTGAGAGCTGAGAGCTGAGAGCTGAGAGCTGAGAGCTGAGCAGCTGTAGCCTTCATTGCTGGCAGTGGTTGTTTGCGCTCGGGCGCGTCGATGCCGCGCAGGCGGATCTTCTCTTGGCGCTTCTCAGCAGGCAGGTGAGAGTGTCGCCGTAGGCGATCGCTGCGATGCGACATGCGAGCGAGGCGGAGAGGGTGGGGAAAGAAAGAGCAAGGAGGTGAAGAGAAGGAGCTGGACTTGGGCGGTAAGCCCATCTGGCTGGAGAGGAGATGGAGCTAAACGCTTGTTTGTGGCTCTTAATCCCTCCAAGATTTGATTAGATAATCTTTTCCTTGAATATCATACAAAGCCTTACTGAACTGTCGAAGCCTAGTTGATTGACTTGAGAGCGGGCGAGCCTCCGATTCAGCATCCAGCGTTGCGTGCCTTCGAAGCTGGCCGATTTCATGCGTCGGCATCTCGAATTCACGTAGCTTTTGCAACTGCTGAAGAATTCTGGAGAAGCGTCGGTGCTTTGCTAATATTTGATCTAGGCGAACCTTGGTGTCTGGGTCCGACCAGAATGAATAGGTAAGGTCTTCTAATTCATTAAGAGCTGCGATAGCTTTGTCAATTGTGTCGTGAATGTCTTTTTTGATAGCTAGGGATCTGGCTTGCTTTCCGCGAATAATCCAGCCTATGAGCGTGGTTGCAAATCCAACCACGCCTAAAATAATGCTGGATATCCAGCCGGCATATTCAAAATTACTCATTTAGATTTCTGTGATAGCTCTTCAATAGCTTCAGAAACGTAGAGCATAATTTCGCTTATCAACGAAGGGTCATCATCAGATATGATGCGTTTGCAGAGATCAGAAACTTTATTTGGGTTGAGCCCTTCTTCTCTAATTAAACCGCCAAAAGCCTCGTCTAGAAATGAAGATCCATAACCGGCAGTGCCGTCGAGGTCTATTTGTATTTTCTCAATGCCATGCTTAATTATTGTTGGCATGATTTCTTCTTTTCTGAATCGTTCGCCAGAAAAGCTGCCAATAGTTTCCTTTCTAGGGCCTGGAAACTCAGTAAAATCGCGCACGCGAATGGTGATCATGTGATCAGGTCCTGTTTTGAAACCACCCACTCAATTAGTGTACCACGGATTGAGCTGCTGTGGTTAGAGACCGCTTCAGCCCGCTTCAGTTCATCAATAAAGCGCCTATTTCTATCTTTCCGGATTTTCTTGGAGTTAGGTCCAGCTAGGACATAACAACCCCGATTGCTTCTGATGCTTAACATCGCGCTAGGGAATACCTCTACAACTGAGCGGAAATCTTGCCCACCTTTACCGCGGTTGCTAAGGCCTGTTCTGGTGCGGCGGATATACGTTGATGCGCGAATCATCTCTCCGTCTGACTGATCCTGAATGTTCAATTTTTTATAGATTCGGTTTATAATTGATTCCGGATTCTTTCTGGGTAGTGTTTCCGGGATTCCGACTCCCAAGTCGCACACGATCACGGAAATAATGTGATCGTCCATGCCTACCAACATCCACCAGCGTTTATCATCTATGTTTAAACCGTCTTTTCTTATTTCTGGGTACGCGTGTTCGACGCAATTGGAGATCGCTTCGATCGCGCCTCGATATAGTCGTTGTTTGGCTCTCTTGGATATGGATGCTCCAAGTGTGTCCAATAGTTTATTGGCTAGGCTGCCATCTGCTGTATTCCCTGATAGCTGCTGCCAGCGGCGCACGCTTACCTGATTTGTGGTTTTGGTTGAACTTTGCCCGATAAGTTTAAAAAAACCAACCTGCTTGAGCGAGCTTTCAACTAGGTAATTGTTGTTTTTGTACTTTCCTTCGCTAAGCGCCGGCGGGAAGGAACAGCGGATCTTTAAGTCGGGGAATGCGGAGATAAGCCTGTCCGTCTCAGCGTATAGCAAAAGTGCGGCGGCAGCTGAAATTCTATGCGTGTTCTTGAAACTTATAAAAATATTTTTGTTATGCTTGCATTTCTCGCGCAGGCGCGAAATGAATTCGATGAATGCTTTGTGATTGTGTGAGAGATATATGTCGAGTTTTGCCGGCGCTTCAATGGGGGCAGTGAGACCAGAGCGTCTCTTGGTGGAGCGACGTTTATTGGGTCGCCGATTGCGTATCGATCTTAGGAACCGCTTCTCGGCTGCACGCTGAACATGCACTAAATTATCCCTGTCCAGTTTTTTCATCTGCGTCCCTTAAAACTTTTGCGTTGTCAGCAGGGCTGAATCCAGTCGCGGGCAATACTATTCAGCATTCCGCTGAGCTTACAGCTTGAACTTTGCTTCCTTCGCCTTCCCGATCAGGCGGCAGCCCTCGGTCACCGGCATGGTGCGGTAGTCGGGGTTCAGCGGTTTCAGGTACAGCTGGCCGTCTTCGCGGATCAGCTGCTTGAAGGTTGCCTCTTCCTCGTCGGGGATGGTGGCCAGCACGTAGTCGCCTGGCTGCGGCTCGATGCCGGTGTCTATCAGCACCAGGACGCCCGGCGGGAATGAGGGCGGCGTAGGGGAAGTCATCGAGTGGCCTGTGACTTCGAACCAGAAGGCGGGGCCGGCAGCCTTGTAGTCGCTGTACTCCCACTCATCCTCGGCGCCGGGAGCGTAGGGCTGGACTGCGGAGGCGAATGCGCCGGCTGCTACCCGGGTCAGGACGGGGTAGCGGTAGTAGCGCTCGGGCTGGGGCGCAGGCTGGACGTTGGACTTCGGACCAATTTCCCCGATGGGGAGGTCCAGGGCGTAACGGGCCAAGCCAAATTTCTCTTCGATCTCTCTCGCGAAATCTTCGCCAATAGTCTTCGAACCAGCGCGATCTGGATCCGCAAGGCACCTGGAGATGAAATTCTGAGGCTTCTCCAGCCTCTCAGCCAGGCGCGTTTGAGCACCACGAGCGTTCACGCCGAACTCGCGGTCCATCAGTGCCTTGAGGTTGCGTCTGCGTACTTCTCGAATATCCATGGAGCGAATTCTCTCCGGCTGTTACCCCTAGGTAAATGACCGTAAGGTATTGATGTTTAGTTACCGGTCGGTAATGATTGGGGTGTTACAGAGGAGATCCCGCAATGCGGACCAAGCACACCAAGCTGCTGGGGTGGATCAAGACGGCCAGCGACGAAGCCATTTCCCGCACCGGGACCACCCGCGGCTACCTCCGGCAGATCGCTTACAGCAACAAGATCGCCTCGCCGGAGGTGGCATCTGCCATCGAACGTGAAACGGACGGCGAAGTGACTCGCCAGGAGCTGCGCCCAGATGACTGGGCCGCGATCTGGCCGGAGCTCAAGCCGCTGAACCAATCCGCCGCCTGACCCTGGAGCGCTATGCGCCTGCCCGCTGTTTCCCCGACCACCCACCACCAAGGAACCCCCATGACGAAACTGCGAGAAGACCGCCGCCGCAAGGCGCCCGGCACGCATCTGACCGAGGAGATCAAGCTGCGCGTATGCGTGGACGATCACCGCGAGCTGATCGAGGCCGCGCGACTAAGCCACGCCGAGAACCTGACCGGCTACGTCCGGGACTGCCTGTTCATTGGCCACCGCCTGCAGCAGGGCAGCCAAAAGGAACAGATCCTGGCCGCGTTGGTGCTCCAGCAGAAGGCTCATGCGCTGGCCGCACTGTTCCGTGGCGACCCGCTGAACGCCGAGCAGCTGGGCGAGGCGCTGGCCAGCCTGGTGACGCAGTCCGGCGCCGTGATGGTGCCCAACACGAAAAGCGCCTGACAGGCCCTGACAAGCACCGCCACAGGTAGTGCAAGGAGAGAAGTCCGATGTACTCAAGCGACGTATGTGACGCAGCACAAGCGCACCTCACGCCCACGGAGCGGCAGCTGTTGGCGCAAGAAGCGGCGCGCCGAGGGTGCAGCATGAATCAGGCGCTGCTGGCCGTGGCCTTGGAGAACCTGCAGCAGCAGTTGTACGCGCTGGCCAGCGGCCCGCGCCTGGTACTGGTGAAGGGATAGGCCGAAGCCCCGTTCCGGCGGGGCGCTTCACATGCTGGAAGGCCCTAGTAGGGCAGACGATGGACAGGACGGCTTATGCCCAGTTTCCAAATCAACGATGACGAGTGGAACGCGCTGGTGGAGGAGCCGGGAGACATCTTCCTGGCGTACTGCGCTATCCGCCGCGTCATGGATTACCGCACGGGTGTTGCCGGGCAGAGCCGCCGTATCAGCGAGCAGATGCTGCGCGAGGTGCTGTACGTGGCTCCGTGCCGCGGTCGCCACGAATCCGGATCACCAACCCGTCAGCGGGTTCGTTCGGTAGTGGATCGCCTCTTGAAGCTGGGCGTGCTGGTAGCCGTTGGGCCCATGGTTTTCGAGCTGCCGCTGGCGAGCAGGGATGGTTTGTCCAAACGATCAGCAACCAATGAACAACCAGATCAGCAACCCCATGAGCAACCAGTCTTAAACCGTCCTGAAACATTGAACGACGCGGCCTCTGGCGATGATGGGGACGCATCAGCAACCGGATCGGAATCGGCCGAAGTCGCGAACAGCAACCTACCTCCGGTATCCGGTCTTCCTACTACTTCTTCTGCGCGTGCGTGCGCGGAGCCCGTTCCGGATCACCGCTTCCCAATGCGGGACGACTGGATGCCGAGCCTGAGGGGCTGGAACGCCACCCTGCGGCGCAATGGCCTGGATCCCGGCCTGCTGACGGAGCACCGGCTGCGTGAGTTTCGCAGCTACTGGATCAACCGACCCGACAAGTACCAATCCCAAGGGCAGTGGGAGCACGAGCTGGCGCAGGCCCTCCTGCGAGCCAAGCGACGCGACGAGAACAACACCGGAGCCAACCATGAGCAGTACCAACCAGGACATGCCGCAACCCCTCAGCACCCTCATCGACAGCGTGGTCTGTCGGCCGTCGACCGAGTACGCGCAGCCAACGCCGCCGCCGAGGCTGCCCGACAAGCTGCTGGAGCGGCTCTGGATGAAGATGGCGGAGATGTTCGGCCACCGCTGGACGTCGAGTTTTGGCGAGAAGGCTGATCCGTCCGGCGCATGGGCATCCGCACTGCGCGGCCTGGATGGTCGCCAGTTGGCCAACGGCCTGAACGCCGTAGCTATGAGCGGGGAGGAGTGGCCACCGTCGGCGCCGGCGTTTCGTGTCATGTGCTTGAAGCCGTGCCTGAACACCCTGGGGCTGCCCAGCGTGGACGAGGCGTTCCGCCAGGCGTTGTCGGGCTTTCTGCGCAACGAGGTGGTGCGTGCCGCGGCCAAGGCCACCGGGACCTTTGAGCTGCGCCAGGGGACGACGAGTGACGTCGCGTTGCGTCGGGCATTCGAGGCGAACTACCTGCTGATGGCCCGCCGGTACCGAGACGGCGCACCGCTCAACGTGGCTGCGCCGATCCTGCTGGGGCACGACAGCCAGAAGACCGTACTCGAGCTCGCCGACGAGCACGCCGAGCAGCACCTGCAGAGCCGCATCGCGCAGCAGGGCATTCCGTCTGGCTTGGCCGCCCGTGAGCAGCTGCTGGCGAGCCTGCGTAATCGCCGGGGAGGGCAGGCGCATGTCTGATCAAGAGCTCGCTGAGATTGAGCAGATGGCGGAGTACCACTTGAAGTGCTTCGACCACTGGCATGAGAAAGCCGTGCTGGCAGATCAGGCCGCTCGTGAACACCTCAGCCAAGCCAAGGCTTTCATTGCACGCCATGAAGAGCTGCTCCAGATGAAGGAAACGGGGGCTCTCCATGCCTGACTTCCGTCCGGTCGTGTTCACTGTGCCAGGCGAGCCGCAGGGCAAAGGACGCCCGCGCATCGGCCGCGTTGGCACCCATGCCCGCATGTTCACCCCGGCTAAGACCGTGGCCTATGAAGGGCTGGTGGCACTCGCTGCACAGGAAGCCATGCAGGGCCGCGAGATGATCACCGGGCCGGTGCTGATCGAGCTGCACATCCTGCATGGGGTGCCTCAGTCCATGTCGAAAAAGCGGAAGGCCCAGGCGCTGGCCGGCGAGCTGCTGCCCATGAAAAAACCGGACACGGACAACGTGCTCAAGGCGATCTGCGACGGCTGCAATGGCGTGGTCTGGCGCGATGACGTGCAGGCCACCGATGGGGCTTTTCGGAGGCGCTACAGCGAAACGCCGGGTGTTCGTGTGCGGATCGTGCCGCTGATGGAGGGTGCGTAGTGCTGGCAGTACGCGGTACGCAGGGTGCGCAGGCGCGTACTCGGTGTGAGCTTGATGGGGTGAGCGTGTCGGCGATCTACGCGCGGCGCGCAGTTTCGCAATCTGCGCTGGGGGTGTGGGGATGAGATTGCAGAGCGCGCGCCAAGCATGGCACGACAGTTTCTACCAGGCGGGGAAGTGTGCCCTTGAGTCGCTGGTGGACCGGGCTTTCTGGGGGCAGGTGCAGTTTACCGAGCTGGACCGCTCGCTGGAACAGATCGAGCACCAGGTGCTGGCCGGCAAGTTCCAGCACGCGATTGCGAGTCTGCCGGTACCGCTGCAGCAGTTCGGGCACCACCTGTACGCGCCGGAGTTCAGCACCCGGGAATCGAACCAGTGGCTGGAATCAGCGCGCGATCTGGTCTGGCTGAGCTGGGGCAAGCGGGACCAGTTGAGCGAGGAGAAAGCGCAGCTGGCGTACTGGGTGGCGGCGGGCGTCCTGTTCCGGTACCGCCGCATGGTGCAAGGCGGCATGGGCAATCCGGATCCGCTGGAAGCGCCGCGCCAGTTCCGAGCCTGGCTGCAGGAGCAGCACGGCGTCGCGCTGGATCGGCGCAACTGGTCGCGTGAGTGGGGGGGGATTGTGCAGGAGCTGTTCCGGGTCTGCGATCGGTTGGATCGGCAGGCGCTGGGGCCGGTTGCGGCTGTACTGAGCTTGGAGCGTGGCTTGCCCTCGGCCGCTTGAGTAAGATCGGTAATCCCCCAGCCAGAAGTCGGAGCACAGGGATGTTATTTCCTCAAGAACAAGCTTACCAATATATAGTGAAAATAGAAAATTCGCTAAAATATATCGATTTGAAAGAGTCGAACTATGTTAGGGAAATGCTTGGGCAGCTGATCCATGCATTAAGAGATGGGAATAAAATTTCCTTGAGTGATGATGTTGATAAGTTATGCAAAGAAGCTTGGAAAGTTATAAGTAAAGAGCTAAATTCTTCTAATCTTTCGCTGGCATCAATTGAGGTTGCTCATTTTGAGTTTGCCAAATTATTAAGAGCGCTTGCAGTTAATGGGCACTATAGTTTAAATCAAGCTCCTATTTTGCAGTTCTATTTGGCAAAGAAATTCGATGAAATTAGTCAGTCCAAGGTAGACGAAATCAGGTTTGAGATTCCGGCTGGCTTCCTTCTCTCTAAATTCGACCAGAAAACAGAAGAGTTAGATTTGTATCTTTTGAAACTGACCGAATGGGAGGAGAGGCAGGAGGAGCTGGATGCGCACGTCAGGGAAAAAATAGAAAAATGGAGTCAGAGGCTTTCAGATAGCGAGGGGCGATATAAAAGCGTTATTGAGGGCCATAACTACCTTGGTTTGGCTCATGCCTTTAAGAAAATGATCGATAAGAAGACGCAGGAAGCTGCAGGCTTGCGGGTTGTAATGATTGTGCTTGCTGCTTTGACGTTAGTAATACCGATCATGCAGATGGTGTGGGGTGGCAAATTTCAAAGCATTTCAGATGCTACGGCTGCTGTCGTGTCGACAACGGTGTTCAGTATTGCGGCAGAAATGGTGCTAATCTATTATTTTCGCCTTTGCTATATTCGCTGGTCCAATGTCAAGAACCAGGTGGCTCAGCTTGAGCTAAGGCATTCTATGTGCGCATTTGTTCAGGATTACGCGAACAAATCAAAAGAGCTGGATCGTGATACTTTGATGAAGTTTGAAAATATGATATTCACCGAAGTATCTGATTCAGCACCGCCACCTAATATCTACGATGCGGTTGACTCAATCGCCAAACTGTTGGCTGCTTGGAAAAAGCCCGGTGCGTGAGGTTGACAGCGCTGTGCCACTTCCGGCACGCTAATCTCATCGTGCGAAGTACCGCATGAACCACAGAAACCCGGCCCCGGCCGGGTTTTTTGTTGCCTACGAATTGGCACCGTAGCCAGGGCGGCCCTTCGGGGATTGCCTGGACGCCCCCAGCCGGCAATGTCAGGCCAATCCTGGCGGTGGGGCGGTCATGAAAAACACCGGCAGCCCACGCAGCCCAAGCTCCGGTTACCCAGGGCGGGCGTGTGGAGGCGATGGCGAGACCGATGCAGTGGGGTGTCGGCGCCGCGTCTCTTGTGGCGGACAGGCTGGAAAGACAGCCGCTTGGACTATCAGGGCCTCGCAGTGATGCGGGGCCTTCGTGTTTCTGGCCTCGTCGTGAGACGCGCCAGGGCAACGCCGGGAGGCGTGGCCACCTGCATCGTCGGGAGACGACGCACCCATCGCCGGGTTCGCCCGGCCTCATTCACAGAAGCCCGCCGCGTGCGGGCTTTGTTGCATCTGGAGGCTGCCATGCATGACGCCCCAGCGAGGAGTACCTGCTGCATGAGCCAGGCCGCGCAAGATACCGCCGTCGCACTCACCAAGGCTTCGCCGGCGCTCGGCGTTGCTGTCACCGGGGCGACCGGTGCCATCGACTGGTCGGCCATCGCCTACATGCTGACTGCGCTGTACATGGTGCTGCAGATCCTGCTGCTGGCCCCGAAGTACCGGCAGATGCTGCGCGACTGGCGGCGCAAGGACGGCGAGCAATGAGCCTGCGCACGAAGATCGTCGCCGGCGCGCTGACTGGCGCCCTGGGTATGGCCGGCGCGGTGGTGACCTGGTTCGAGGGCCGCAGCCTGGTTGCGTATCTGGATCCGGTGGGCATCCCCACGATCTGCGACGGCATCACCGCCGGCGTGAGCCTGGGCCAGGTAGCCACCGACGCCGAGTGCGATTCGCTGTTGGCTGGTGAGCTGGGTGCGGCGCTGGCCGCCGTGGACCGCCACACTCTGCACCCGCAGCCGGACACTCGCCGGGCCGCGCTGGCCAGTTTCGTCTACAACGTCGGCGCCGGTGCGTTTGCCCGCTCGACCCTGCTGCGCCTGCTCAATGCCGGCGACGTGGCCGGTGCCTGCGCCGAGCTGAGCCGCTGGGTGTTCGCCGGTGGCCGCGAGCTGGCCGGCCTGGTGCGCCGGCGCGCTGCTGAGCGGGAGCTGTGCGAGGTGGGATTGTGATCCGCGTCCTGGCCATTCTCTGCGCCGCTCTGGCTCTGGCGCTGTACACCCTGTATGCCGCCTACGACTCGAAAACCGTCGCGCTCGGTGCCGCCCAGCAGAAACAGCAGCAGGCTGCCGCCCGCGCGGACAGCCTGGCCGAA